TCATAGGTTGTGATGTACGGGGAGCCCTCGTGTGCTACAGCTAATACCGAGCCGTCAGGTGTAAGTGCGACTCCATAGCCGTAGTTAGCAGGCAGTGTCGCTGGGTTGTTTAACTTAAAGTTGAAGGCTCGGCTTACTTGTTCCAGCGCCGCCTCGGTCACAGTACCATTTACCTTTGCTACTATTGAGTCCTGCTTAATATTCTTTGACGGAAGTAAGAAGTCTTTCTGCGCCCCGTCGCCGACTCCAACAGGAACATCTACATAAGGCTGTCCTATAAATACATCTTCTAAAGGCAATACTATTCTAAATATTGGGTAACTTACTCCTGAACCAAAACTTGCTTCTAAAATATCACCATTACCTACGGCAGTACCAAAACGCATTGCAGGTGTAGTAGACTTCTTTGTGGCCACATCTTTTATCCAATTTGCAATAGTAACAGAGCTAGTATTACCAAACGTTTCACTAGCACCGTTTCCGGGGCTGTTCTCGTAGGTTGGTATATCTGAGGGTCCGACATAGTAGCTACATGATGGGAATGATGAGCCTCCTACAAGATAATTTACAAGAGGGTTATTATTAGGCATTCCGCATAGTTCAACATTATCCGCCGAAAACGTTACAAAAACAGTGGCAAAAATAGTGACAACATCAGTACCAGTTTTCAAAATACTGATAGGATTACCTTCAACATCTTTAAGCATTGCATGCGTAACAAGGTCAGAAGCGCCGCTTCCATATGCTATACCTACCTCAGTTAAGTTCTGACCTACAAATTCCTCTGGGTTTAGAACTATTTGTCGTCTCCAGCTGGATACAGGTAACCCTTTAATTACTTCTGTATTAGTTGCTGCCTTCTGTCCTAACCAGGTAAACAGCGTGGTACGGGCAGGGTCTAATGAACCATTACCAGTTCCAAAGTGAATGTTATTAAAGTATGAATTGAAGTTAACTAGCCTAGTCCACATAGCATTAAGAACTATGTTATATGCGGTTACTTCTTGTTTAAGTTCGCCCGTTATAGCGTCCCTAACTTCAATATCAAACTTATTATGAATTGAAACATTTTGAATTACTTTCATAAATCTTCTTACCTCCTTATAGTGGTTCTGTACTAACATTAGTAACAACAATTGAGACCATGTTGCTGTTGGCTGAAATATTCTCTATACCGTATCTATCTCTATAATAAACCTGAGTAGCTATGAACGTTACCGATACATCGTTAACTGAGATGTTCTCGCTAGCATGACCTGTAGGAGGTTCTTTCAAAGCTTCGAATTGTAAGGTAGTGTTTGGAATAGCAAAATGTACATTATCTGATACAACAGTTAGAGCAGGTACGAGGTTATCAACCGTTATTCCGTTATTGTATACTAACGACATAGGATTCTTAGCTGCCGCAAAATTAACTGTATTAAGAACCAATTCAGACTGTGTTTCCCCTGCTTCTGTAGAAAATATTTGATAAGTCACATTATTCGCATCTGTAAGTGTAAAGTAGTTTTGTTTACCTGCTAATGTTTCAAACAACTTTTCACTGAATGTTACATATATGGCAGTAGTCTCATTCATTATATTAGTAGCCTCTACTATATACGGACTTATCGGTTTGGCACATCCAATATATAAATCTTGCACAGTACTAGATATATGTTCTGCCGTATAAAAGTTAGCATAATTAAGAGCGGTTACTATAATATTTAAGTCTTGGACAGTACTTCTGATGTTCTCAGGCAATACTACGCCAGCTATATACATTCTAGTAGTTATCAACCACTTATTTCCATTTGGTGAAGAACTTACTATACCTATCCTATAGTCATTCAGTCTATGAATATGAATAGCGGTTATATCAGTTCCTAGTTGAGGTAGTTCACGTTCCTCTTCCCAAACATAGTTTCCAAAGGGTTGTATACAATAGTTTCTATAATATGCTAAGCCGTCTCGTACATAAACTACAACAAGTCCTTGGTCCTGTTCGGTGAACTCTTCGGATTTAAAGCCTCTTACAGCTTTAACCTGTGATACACCTGTTGCAAGTATGAAAGCATCCAAATTATATGGTCCATATTGAGCTCTAAGATTACCTGCTAAATCCACCCAGAATACCCACGGATGTTCCTCACATAGTAGTGTAAAATAGTCTTGACCTATTGGTCTATACCATATACCATTAAATTCTATAGCAGCATTAGTACCTTCTGCATATTGATACATATGTTCCCAAGCAACAACTCCTTGCTCAGTATAAGGGCGTCTTCTAACACGAATAATATTATCTCTATCTACTCCAACAGCATAGATGAATGAAGGTGAACTCTCCGTAGAAAGTCTTCTCACAGATATATCTTGTATATCAGTATCTATATCTATATGACGTTGTGCTAGATAACCAGCATCAATAGTATACAGTATATCTCTCGTATTAAAAGAAAGAATTCCAACTGTACATTGAGCTGTTACAGTGAAGGTGTGCAATCCAAGCAATCTTTTAAGATAAGCATGTGGAACGCCTAAGCTACCCTTACCTTTCAAAACATCAAATAATAAAGGAGCAAATAATTCAGTTCCATTATTATCTTTACATCGTATAGTAATTGTACAAGCATCTGATGCAATATATGTTATCTGTAATTGTCCTCTAACATCTATATTTTCTAATAGTCTAGCTGATATTAAGGCTATAGTCTCTTCTCTCTGTGAAACAACTATTGTAGAAGTATTATAGTCCGCTAACAATCTAGGAATCTTAGCCTCTACTTCTGTTAAATCTACAATCTCTGAAATAGGGGCATATAGCGCCCATGAATGAACCTGAATATTTTCCTCAGATATTAGTGAGAAACGACAAGAATCGTATTCAGTAGAAGTTGTATTTATCTCAACTGTGCATGTGCCATTCTTTATCTCCACTAAAGGAACGGTGTACTCAAAATAGGTTCCATCAGTTGCTTCAATAGTTAACTTAGCAAATGCCGTAGGAGCATACGTGTTGGTGTAGTTATCTACGATTAAGCTAAGCATCATTATACTAGGTATAGATAGTAATCTAGTCTGCTTTATTTCAGTGGTAGCTACTCCATCCGCGTATAGATTTATAGTAGCTGAAGTCATATCGGCATTAGTTAAGTTCCAATCAGCAGGTTGTATAGATAAAATATTTTCGCCATATATCATTTACACAACCTCCTCTAAGATAGAGCTATTCATAAGAGTCATTTCACATGAAAGACCTCCATCATAATTGTAAGACATGCGCTGTATAACTCCATCAAAAAATAAGTTGTAATTAGCGCTATTGACCTGAACCCTATCTCCTATATTAAGTAATGGGTTACCTCTAATAGAAAGGGATAAGAATGGTACAGGACTATTTACAACGTTCTCTAAAAGTTCTCTGTACTTCATAGCATGCTCTATCGTTTGAATATACCTGCTTTTCACTTTAAGCAACGTAGCGCTATTATCAGATATTACAACATCTGTAAAAATAACAGGTATACCGTATACAGAAAGTGAGGCCGCTACACTCACTTGTGATGGATTCATTATTTCAAAACTTAACAACTGAGAAGAAGCCGTATAAGTAACTAATGATACCTTCTCTAGTGTACTCTGTATATCTACAAGAGTATGTTTTAGAACAGGTGTTGAAGAGCTTGCTATGTTCAATATCTTAGTAGTTCCAGGAGCTACTACTATATCGGTTAGTTCGACTAGCTTACTAACTTCTGTGTAGCTCGGTATAATGTACGTCAACTCTACTCCTTCATAAGTCTTTGTTGTAGATTGTTTAGCATTGACTACTTTAATCTGGTCTGCATCAGTTAAGACAGCTCTAACAGGTCTGTTGCTTATAAAAGGTGAGATTACCGGTCTACCTGCCTTATCGCAAGTGCAAAAAGCAAGTGCACCAGTAAGCATTTCCTGTGTAAAGTCTAAAGGCGTGCCTTCTATAAAAGCAACAGGTAATACTTCTGTTAATTCTTCGCTTACTTGAATAGAATGCCCCATTAAATCATACACACCATAAAGCATTTCATTAAAAGGTAAAGACAACGCTACAGGATAGTTGGGAGCAGCGCTGCTGAATATCTGATACCATTGGTCATTAGTTATGACGTCAGCATATGTACCAGTAATAGCTGCCTCCCAATCAGTAACGAAATATTCGCCTAGTTGCTCCCATTCAGTGCCATCTACTTTAATATATGGGATAACCTTTATCCCATTTCTAATCTTACCAAAGTATGGCGAGGAGTGATTTGTAGGACTAAATATTCCATTATCGTTATAGAGTCTAAAACTAAGTTCGTTAGATGACACAGCTCCAAAAGGGTTAGAAGAATCTGCAGAGCCTTCTTCTAACCAAGAAGCATCAATAAGATAATTCTCTTTAGTCACTTCTAAAGGTACTTCATCTAAGTATATATCTAAACGCATAGATATTTCTCTACTAGCGGCATTAAAATCTGCATCTACTAAGGTTCTCACAGCTCTTCACCTCCTTATTGTTCAATTAAATTGAATGTTACATTTCTCCAAATCCAATTTGTAGTTCTTCCAGCTCTATGCAATTCTGTAGGAATAGAACCTACATAAACTGTTGCTGTCTTAGAAACACCATTCTCAATGTAGGTTAATGGAAAGAATAGTACGTTTGTTTCCCATATAAGCTCAAGAATTTTGTCTAGCTCATACCCGCTAATTGCTTCATATGTGAAGTAAAATTTGCGTTTCTTAGCTATAAGGTCTCCAACCATTTTAGCATCAGCTAGTCTCTCCATATTAGTAACATTGTAACGTTCAATCTTAAACTCGGAGGGGTTTTTAATGTCCACTCCACTTATTTGAAAATTAGCCATTATACACCCCTCCTTTGACTTTCATTAAGTTCAATTACATGCATCTTGCGTTGAAGCTCTTTTAAGCTACGTTCATCAGCAATGAGAGTACCAACATACAGCGGCCTCAGATTCTCACTATCGCCTCCACCTAATATTCTATTATTGTTAGCAGATAGAGCCGCAAAAGTAGGCATCAAACCTTGCATGATTCCATCAGAGATAGCCGTTACGAAGGGTTGCATTGCTGAAGCATTCTCAAGAGGAATCACCGCCTCAGCCTTATTTCCTTCAGCAAATCTTGCAACATGCTCTCTTCTAAAGATACCGCCTGTCGCATGACCTGCTTCAGGAGTCGAACCAGAATCTGTATAACTTGTATCTGTATTCTTAGCTTTACTCTCAAGTCCGAAGAACTCTCTGAGCTTACTAATACCATCGCTTATCCATCCGAAGAACTTTTCAAAGACATTGTTCCAAAGGTCGCTTATCCAGTTCTTAAATGTATTGTAGATATTAGAAACACCATTCTCAACTTCAGTCCAAAGGTCACTGAAGAAGTTAGTAAACTTATTGATGACATTGGCAACAAAATTAACTACAGAGCTTACTATATTACTGAATAACTCTCCAACCTTGCTAAAGAATTTAGAGAACCAGCTTGTAATACTGTTCCATATATTTCCAAAGAACTCACCAATCTTTGAGACTATCTGACCAACCCAAGTTGTAAGCTTATTCCATATGTCGCTAAAGAACGTCGCCACCTTGCCAATCACTTGACCAACCCAAGTTGTAAGCTTATTCCATATGTCGCTAAAGAACGTCGCCACCTTGCCAATCACTTGACCAGCCCATTCAGTAAACTTGTTCCAGATGTCGCTAAAGAACGTCGCCACCTTGCCAATCACTTGACCAACCCATTCAGTAAACTTGTTCCAGATGTCGCTTAACCAAGTTGTAAACTTAGTCCATACATCACTTACCCATGTGGAGAAGCTATCCCAAATATCACTGAAGAATCCAGAGACTGCTTCCCATATCTGACTAAAGAATCCTGAAACAGCTTCCCAGATTTGACCAAACCATTCGGATATTTTATTCCAGATGTCTCCAAGCCATGTAGTGAACTTGGTCCAGATGTCGCTTATCCAGGTTGAGAACTTCTCCCACAAGTCACTAAAGAATGTAGAAACTGTTGTCCATATATCAGTTACAATCTTAACTACAAGGTCTTTAATGAAGGAGAAGATTTCAGACAAGGTTTCCCAAATCTGAGTAGCAACTGTTACAACGGCGGTCTTAATGTCATTCCATACAGTAGTGATACCAAGCCATATATCAGACATTACTTGACCGATAAAGCTGAACAGATTATTGAATGCATCAATCAATGGAGCAAAGATGTCTGATGCCCATTCAACAATGCCTTTCCACAGATCTGAGAAGAATGTTGAAACTGTATCCCAGATTCCGCCAAAGAACTCACCAATCTTTGTAAACAAGTTGCTAAACCAACCAGATACATTTGACCAGATATTCTTGAAGAAATCACCAATGCTAGTTAATACATTGCTAAACCATGTTTTGAGATTTGTCCAAGCATCTGCTAACCAGCGTCCAACATTTCCGAAGAACTTACCAATCGCACTACCAACATTTGCAAAGAATGTACCAATAGCACTAAATACTTCTCCAAACCATTTTCCTACGCCCTTGAACCAATCAACTATCGCATCCCAGTTATCAACTATCAGGTCTACTATCCAACCTACAAGTAAACCAATAGCAGCACCTATTGCAGCACCAGCAGGGCCTCCGACAATCATACCAATACCTGCACCAATCAATGGTCCTAGGCTCATTGCTATGCCGCCAGCATCCCAGTTACCGTTTGTGAAACCATCTATAAAGAGGTCAACTACATGACCTACAAGAGCACCAATTGCACCGCCGATAAGAGCACCTAATGGACCGCCAATCAAGAAACCAATACCAGCACCAAGACCAATACCTATCGGTAAACCAATACCAGTCCAATCTCCTGTTTCAAGACCTTTAGCAATCCTATCAATTATCCAACCTACAAGAGCACCAATTGCTGCTCCTACAACAGCTCCAAGGGGGCCCCCTGCAACCCATCCAATAGCCGCTCCAAGTACTGTTGCAATAGGCAAGGCAACAGTTCCTACATCAGTAAGCCCTAAAGCTTTTGCAACTTCTGGCCAGAACCAACCTGCTATTGCCCCTATGATAGCACCAATCTTTGCTCCTAAAGGACCTCCGATTAAGCCGCCAAGAGCTGCGCCAAGTAAAGCACCAATACCAGCACTGAGTAGTTTTTCTTTACCACCTAATGCATCAAGAAGGTTATCTACAAAGTCAGTAGCAAAACCTTCGAAGCTTGGAACTTCAGGGATAAGAGCTTCACCCATACCACCGAAGTCAGGAAGCTCAAAATCTCCCCAGTCAGTCGCCCCAGCATCTGTACCTTCATCAGGTTGGTTAAGCTTAAATACTTCATCGAACGAAAGTAGTCCTTTGGCAGCCTTTGTAGCTTTACCTGTTTTGTCTGCCAGACTATCCATCGCATCGCCTGTACCAGAGAGTTTCTGATTGAACTTATCAAGGTCTGCGGCACGTTCTTTTTGGCTAGGAAGAAGTAACTTGTCGGGGTCAACTCCATTGAACTGGGTAAGTTTCTTAAAGAAACCGTTGACAGCATCTCCTAGCTTATTGAATCCGCCACTCAGACCAACGACAACGCCTACAAGTCCTATCAGTAGTGCCCAGAAAGGATGAGCAACTACAAAGGTTAGAGCCTTATAAAGTCCTAGGACAGCTTTTGAAATCAAGTTTACAACGCCTGCTACTACAGCTGAGGCGACAGCTTGAATCTTAAATATAATCCACATAGCTGCACAAGCAGCAAGTGCCATAGTCAAGAATCTAACTGCTTTTTCATTACTTAGAATAGCCTGAGTAATTCGAGCAGTCACATCAAGCACCGCAGTAACTACAGGAGCAAACGCATTAAATACTCGGATAACAGCTTCAAGTACTATCTTAAATACTTTGAAAGCATTAGCCAAGTTAATCTTTACAACAGTCCATAGATTCATCAAGTTAGCAATGAACATTCTAATAGTTGCTTGCATCTCAGGTGGGATAAGTCTTTCAAACAATCCACCAAGACCTTGAGTATCTACAATCATTCTTAGTTCTGTAACGAACTCAACGAAAGGAACAAGTAAAGCTTTTATTCTATTAAAGAGAGGTTGAATCGCCTCCGAGCTAATCATCAAGAGGTTATCTTTTAGATTAGCAAATAATCCTTGCATTGTTAAGTTTGAAGCTTGAGCAACACCACCGAAACGTTCGTTGATGCCATCTACAAGAGCATTGATAGCCACGCTTGCAGGTACCGCATTCTTAGCAAGATTCTTAAGTTGGTCTTGTGTCAAACCTAACTTTTCTTGTAGAATCTCATAAGCAGGAATACCAGCTTCAGTAAGCTGTCTCATCTCTTCATTATATAGGCGTCCTTTAGTATTTATCTGACCAAGTGCTCTTGAAACAGATTCAATTGTTTGTGCACTACCAGTCATAGTGGACGCTGATAAAACGCCCTGCATTACATACATGACGTTCTTATATTCAATTCCATACGCAAGAAGGCGCTTCGCTGCCTTCTCAGCTTCAGTGAAGCCAAAAGGTGTAACGGCAGCGAAGTCCTTCAATACATTGATAAACTCTGTAGCAAGTTCAGTATTTCCGAACAAGTTAGAGTATGCTATTTGAGCATATTCAAGACTGCTTGCAAACTCCCATGTAGCACTGGTAGCATCTTTGATTGCACGCATGCCCTGATAGAATGCTTGTGAAATTAAGATACCTTGAACAATTCTCTTAACATCAGTAAAGACGGTGTAAGCCTTCTTAGCTGGGTCTGCCATACCAGAGTTGATTGTACCATTCATAGTACGAGCAAACTGATTCATCATCCCCGCGGCTGAGTTTAAGTTTGACGCAAAGTTCTGAATATTCAAATTAAGTCTTGCAGTTAAATCAGCGAAACTAGCCAAGCTAACACCTCCTTTACCAATTAGGGATTTGGTCAATATATCCCGTAGTTACCTGCTGTTTTTTCATGGCCTTCTGCATAGCTTTTGCATCTCTGCTAGAAGAGCCTCCATTCATTTGCTGTTGCACATCTTGATGCACATCCAGTTGCGACTTAAACTTGCGAGGAGTCATATTCCATATCTCCTCTTCGGTGTAGTGTAACCAAACTCTCCCGACATATAAAATGTAGGGCCAATCCCACGCATCTCTTTCAACGAATGGATTGGCCCCAGCACTATTATCGGGATTTAAGCGTTTGGGTCCTGGTCACCATTCGGTACGGTCTCCTCTGCTTCTTTCGGCGTTAAGTCCTGCTCAAGCGCCAAGTTCAAGGAACCTACTAATTCCTGCATATAAGCTACATCGATAAGATTGCCGACTTCCTGTTCTGTCAGGTCAGGTGTTTCATGCAGAAAACCTGCCCAAAGGATACAGCGCAAGGCTTTCATACTGTTCTCTTTCTCCAGCTTATCAAAAGCATTTTGAACAGAACCGTATCTATCCTCCAGCTCAGCCAAAGCATTCAGCGTAAACCTTACGGTACGCTGAACGCCGTCACTGAGGGCAATCTTAATTGTCTTACTCTTCACATCAGCTACATTAGACATTAAGATTTCCTCCTTCTAACGATTTTTAAGATTGAATGAACTCACCGGACACAAGCTTGTGACCAAGGTAGCTAACAACTTTGTTCTGACTATCAAGCTCATAAAGCAAGTAGCCGTCACCATCTGCACCCTGATTAACAGTAGCCTTATTGCCGGTCATGTTTGTAGTTCCTGAAATGACATCTCCCTTATTAGGAGCCGCCGGAACTGTCGCCATCGGCGAAACGAACTTGTATGCAAATCTATTGTCGCTTCCAACTTTTGGAGCTGTGATAGTAATTGCAATTGAAGATTCACCACCTACAAAGATAGCCATGATTGCAGTAGGCGCTTCAGGCGTAGCTTCCTCAACAGTCACTTCTGTGAACTTCAAGGTAAGAGCACCTTGCAAAGAACCTCTGACCAAAGACTGGGATACTGCTACAACTTCACCAACGTCTTCACCGTTGATAAGAGCATGCTTTACAGCACCAGAAGAATCAACCTGCAATGTTAAAACATTAGCCATTGTTTAATCCTCCTTTCTTAGGACGGGAACTTAACTGCATCAAACCAGGTGTCCATCGCCGCTTGGCTGGCATCCGGGTTATCAGAGTCAAGTTCGTACTTCCAAAGTCTCTTAGATTTGGAACCGATAATAGTAGGGTTACTCAACTTAACAAACTGACCGGAAATCGTGTCAGACTGGAAGTTGATGCTGTCTGCCTTAGTTTCGCTGTTATCTTCAGGGTCCGCAAAACGGCCTTTGTAAAGCCATACATAACGGTATTTACCATTGGACTTCAGCGTACGGAAGGAGATAGCTACAAACGGTGGAGTATCATCGTCTGCGTAAGCAACACCGCCGTTGGCATCAATCGTGTGGCCGAGCAAATCAGCTTTGTTCTCAGTGGTAAGCGAGTTCTTCTGAATCTCAACATCGATATTACCAAGAGTAGAAGCCGTATCACCAGGGCCATCATCGAAGAAAGCAGTGGCAAGCGAAGCGTTAGGATTGATGTTTACGTGCATTACACCAGGTGCAGCTTTGATAGCAGCGTAAACAGGTGCGGTTGTTGCTGTATCTTCAGTAGTCATCAAAGCATAATGAAGATTATCGCAACCTATTCTCATAGCCATAGTTTTTTCCTCCTATTCAATATTAGTTGTGATTCCTATATTGAAACAGTAATACGCTCGATTATTCTCATCAGTCTTGTATCTAAACGGTGGCTGTCGTAGGTACAATTGCCCCCACCGAGATTCGGTAAGGTCTATCCTACCAGTCTCGTCTTGATTGT